TACAAGAATGCATATGTAACTGTTTTAACAAGTCGTCTAGAAATGCCAATCTTATCAGCATTTACCTGGTGAATGTCACCATTAAGAAGAATATCTGCATACCTACCGTCATCATGACGATAAAGATAATGAGCAAACATTCTAAGTTCAATACCTGCAAGGTCGCTATCAACTAACTTCCAATCAGGTTTTGTGATAAATAGCTCACGACAATCGGCATCAGAACTAACCTGTGCCAGATTTGGGTGCGTGTGAGCCATGCGGTGCGTCTGAGCACCGATAAAGCAGGAGTGGTGAAGCCTGCCATCCTTGACCAACTTCAACCATGCGTTAGTGCCTTGTGACAACATTCCGAGTTTCTTTTGGATAACCAGAATCTCGAGAAATAATAACGCTTCTTTTGTTCCAATCTCCTTGAGTACAGTCTCGTCAATGACGGCTTTACCTGTAGGAGTGAGCTTGTTAGGTTTCCAACCTTGAAAGGTTTTGAACCACCAAGCAATGTGTTCACGGCTACTAGGATTGAACTCCTTAAGTCGCTGCATTTGAGCGCCTTTTATGTAACCTAATCGTTTGTTATCCCGTTTAGGAATAAATATGTTACTAGGCACACACCAGCAAAGCTTCTCAGTGGCCTCTCTAAGCTCCTGTAAGCGGTTTAAAAGTGTGTTCTCTAGTTCCTGAGCCTTTCGTACATTAAACGGCCATCCTACGGTCTTCTGTGCTGCCATTAGATCAGCGACCTTATGCTCTAGGATGAGCGGTTCAGGTATTTTTGGAAATGATTCCATAGTTTAACTAAAACAGCGACGTCTTGTTTGCAGTAATCCTGCATTTCTGGTGACCATTCTTGCCAATCGGTGTGCTTGGCAAACTCACCTTTATAACATTTTAACCTGTAACCCCAAGATTCAAGGCTATGTGATCCATATAAACGTGTTGGCATATAAGACCATTGACGTTTGAGATCAATGTCCTTGAGGTTTGGATGAAAGTATCGACTCATGATTAGGGTATCCCAATGAGGAGTCTGAATATCCCTTAAAAATGGGTAGTGCTTTTTAGCTTCAGGTATATCATATGCAATACCATTGTGAGAAATGATATTTGTAGCACACATTAAGGCACCTAATCCATTAGCAATAGACCGACTAGATGGCATAGGGGCATCTTCTTTAATATTGAAGGTGCCATCACCATAGCTTTCATCGTTATACTCTTCTACAAGACCTGTGTCTAGATCCTGAGTGACTATACAATGTAAACGTGTGGAATCTATACCATTAGTCTCTATATCAAAGGCTAGGTTTAGCGGTTCTTTGGTTTCCATTGATAGGTTTTGTCTACAAATTTAGCTTTTTCAATAGCTTCCTTGGTAGGTGAATTCGGTTTTTTAAGTATTTCACCAGAGTTAAACTTATACCACGGATGCACATAGTGTTGATAGATGTCATGCCTAGTGGTCTCACTAGAGTGTACTACCTCATGCTTAGAAATCGGTGGCGGGGTTGAATTTCGGTTCATTTGCGGTCGAAGTTTCATAGAATTTGCATGTGTTTAGGTCATACTTAAGGTTACAGGCTATCCCGAGTTCTCCGGCGTACCGGTTTTTAAGTACTCTGACAACAGTATCAGTCTTGCCTCGATCTGCCTGCTGGTTTCGTTCAAGTGCGATAATTCCGTCCGACAGTTGTCCAATACTATGGCTGCCTCTAAGCTGCCCAATGTTGACGCGGGCACCTTCTTCGTGCGACTGATCGGAATGCGTTCGTCTAACATGTGATACAAGAAATAGTGAAATGTTTGTCCTCTCGACTAGAGAACGTAAACGGGTCATGGTTTGGTCTATCATACGACGTTCATCGCCTTCAAGACCAGACATAAGAATTGAGATGTGATCTAGAAAGATGACTTTGACATCCAGTCCAGTAGCCAGGAATTCGAGTCTATTATAGATGATATCTGGATCAAAACTTCCAAACCCATCAAACATAAAAAGATTCCAATTGGCAATACTATTCCTATAGGCGGTGTCAAGTTCTTTCGCTTCATGTTCTCCTATGTGATATGCCTTTTCAAGGGCACATGACATTAATCCAAGGGCTGTTCGTCTATTATTTGCTTCAAGTTCCACGACGCCAACCCGTTCCCCTTGCTCAAGAAGGTGAGTTGCAAGTTGGCGACAGAATGACGTTTTTCCGGAACCAGTGCCTGCAGTAACTGTGATAAGTTCGCCATACCGGATCCCGTGTAGCTTCTCGTTAAGTCCTTCGAATGGATAATCATGTGCGCATGGAGGATTAGGGGTTGTAATTAAAGTAAGAAGTGACTTGGCATCAACAATACCATCAGGACGGTATGTTTTTGCGTCCCAGATAGCTTTCCGTATTGCTTCCATGTCTCCTTGTTGAAGGGCATCGGAAGCATCTTTATACTTTTCCATCCTTGCAATCTTTGCTTTACCTGGTGGTAAAAGCTCGGCGCATTCCTCTGCGGCGGCAATACCAGCCTCGTCATTATCAAAGAATAGAACGATTTCATCATAGCCCTGGGTTAATTCAAGTACTTTCTGTAGATCTTTCTTAGCTCCAGCTGCACCGTTAGGTACAGACATATGAGGCCAAGTCGGCAGGGCTACAGCACCCGAAGCCGCATCTAATTCACCTTCATAGAGGTGTAGTCTTACACCTTTATCGGGGAATAGGTTTTGTCCAAATAACTGGTGATCAGTATTCTTACCGTCCCAGTAGAAGTCTTTGTTTTTAGTTTTTACCTTAGCCGCAACGAGATGACCTTTCTTATCAAAATAATGAAAGCGTAGGACATCATCATCTTTGTGTATGCGGTACTTACGGCACACCTCTTCAGGTAAACCCCTCTTTTTTAATTTGACGGGGTGTCCTTTCATCATAACTTTGCTAGCGTTGGTGCTCGATGATGGTGGCTCCTCTCCAGCTGTGCGAGCATTGCACACGAAGCAATAAGTGTGGCCGTCATCGTACATGCTATTAGCGTCGGACGAGCCACAGTTAGGGCATGGCAAATGGTAGCAGAACTCGGATTCATTGAAGCCAACTTGTTGGGATTGCATAGTAGGCACACCAAGGGAAGCCGTGTTTATCGGCCCACTTGGCATAAGTGGTCTTCGATCTTTTAGAAATTTTATTATACGGTGCTTGAAATACTAGGCGGATGTCTAGATCGGGATTAGCCTTCTTGACTGCCAACATCTTCCGACGATCAGCAGGTTTGAAGTAACCCTTTGTCTCAAGGAAGACATCCCCAACCCTGAAGTCAGGGATGTATTTGTGCTCGATTACATATGGAAACCATTCGGATTCATACGAATAGTCTACTTTTAACTTATCTAGAAGATCAGCCACCTGTCTTTCAAGGCCGCTTCTCATTAGAACTCCTCATCCTCCTCTAAATCTACAGAATTATTATCAGCAGTAGGATTAGGTTCTGAAACCTTAAACCCTTTAGTGGTACCAAAGAGTTCTGTTGCTTCTTCTGTAGTCATGTCGCCGTCATCTACGACTCCGGCTCCAGTATTAAGGCTGACAAGTTGTACAGCTTTTAACTTTAAAGAAGTACCTATATCTCCAGTAGGTAGGACATAAGGCTTCTGAAAGAAAGCTAGTTTAACTTTACTCCCACTATAAATAGGAGTTTCTTTATCTGTGATAGCTGTTCCTTCTGTATCAACGATAACAGGGAAATGCTTATCACCGTCTTTCCAACTAAAACGTACTTGGTATGTACCTGGACGGCTCTCTAGCTCCTCCCAGGGCTCTGGCTTGACCGTAACCCTCTTGGGGTTCTTAGCCTTGCTTCTAGCCCATTCTAGGGCACTCTCGCGTTCAGTCTCTAGTTGGTCAACTGTGTCTTTATCCATGAGTGCTGAGAGCTTATAGCCCCAGTCTCCTGGTTTTAGGACAGCTTGGAACCCTTCTAATACGACTGGTTCCTTAGTGACATGTGTGGTCATTAGCAGAAAAAATAAGTGGAATCATTTACAACCGTAGGATCTAATGTTCCGACGATTGGTGGCGGTTCTGTTGCTTGGATAGTTTCTCCAAAATGTGTAAGCCAACACTCTCGTGTGAAGATGTCCGTGTAGGTTTTTCGCACAAGCTCATTGAGTGTTCCCATGTCTCCTGCTCTAGCCAGGATTGAATCATGGATGACTGTGAATGGTCCATTAAACTGTTGAAAAGAACAGTGCAGTATCGACGCATCCAACGAGTGGATGAAATTAGGAGCAGTGCTTGATTGATGACGTTTAGGACATGGATCTCCATGACCGTCGTCCATCTGAACACTAACATTACCTAATAACTGTAACCTAATCCTTTGGAGGTTTAGTTTATGCCGTTGTTGGTTAACCACAAAGCCAGATGGTGTTACCCATTCAACTTGTGTTGCACCATTTCTGATGTACTCACCAACGTGTTTCTTGATCCAACGCATTACCTGCATTGGTCCAGGCACTATAGCATCCATACTTTGATACACAGCATTGACAACCTCAGTTAGTTCATCCTTTGTAGGATTAACACCTTGCTCTATAAGAGCTTCCTTAATGTACTGACGTGAACTATCCTTTGTAGCATTGTACGGGATAGTCATAACAGTACGTTTAGTTGTCTTGCGTGTCATCCAAGAGTGCATCCTCTTAGGAAGATACTTCTTGGCTTCTTCGGCAACAGCCTTATAAGCATCACTTGGTTGGTTGCTAGGGCATACATTTACCAGCTCAGCCGTTGACTGATCCTTTGCGAGTCCAGCTAATATCTGGAGCCCACTACATGTAGCGTCTACAGCAACCATAAGACCAGTATGATGGTGGTCTTTTAATATACAGCAATGGTAGTATTCATGACATGCAGCCATGAACTGCCAAGGCTCTTCGGCGACTTCCCATTCAGGAAGACTACCAATAGGGTCTAAGGCAACCCTAGTAATTAACTCGGTATTATCATATACCCACTTTAATCGGTCAACAAAAGTATCTTTGTCTAGACCGTATGTTGTAGCTACTTGAAAGGCTAACCATCTAGTAGCTAGTGGTGTTACAGGTGACTCATCAGCAAATCTTATAAGCGATTTACCAAAGTCAGTGTCTTGCGGGGTGAGAAATGCCTGGATAGGATAGGCTCGACCTCTGTAATCAA